GGTCAGCCCGTCCGCATCGGCCTCGTCGGTCCAGGCGAGCCAGAGCCGCTGCACCTGGTCTCGAAGTCCGGCGTCTCCGATCAGCGAGGAGGGCTTTATCCCGTCGCCGACGAGGTTGGCGGCGAAGGCTTCGCAGGCGTTGGCGGCATAGCCGTTGGTCACCACCAGTTCGCGCGATCGCGCGAGGAGCCGCGGACCACCGGAAGCGACCAGCGCGTTGATGTTCTCGAGCGGCGGGTTCCACCCCCGGAGCCGACGTTTCGCCATGGCGCCTTCGAGACGGGCGCGAACGGCAGTGGGGCCGCCGGCAGACCGGCGGCGGAAGCGGTCGAAGAGGCGCATGGGTCAGAGCCCCTTCGCCGTCGTCACGCGGACATGCCGGACGATCCGACGCCCCTCGGCCGCGGCGATCTCGCGATCCAGCGCCTCGATGGCCCGATCGATCTCGGCGACGCTGCGGTAGTCCACGGTCTTGCCGTCATAGCTGACCCGCGCCACGCCCGAGGACCGCTGCGCCGAGAGTGCTTCACGGCGGGCGCGAAGGTCGGTGATTGTCGGCATGTGGGGTTTTCCGTTAATGTGCGGCGATTGCAGCAGGACTATTGCCAACGCCCATGATCGAACCCATCGCCCGCATCAGGATCGAAATCGAAGACACCGACCCGCTGGTCTGGCGGGAACTGGACGTGCCACTCTCGACCACCTTGGCCATGATGCATGACATCATTCAGGTCGTGATGCGCTGGTGGGATTACCACCTTTACGAATTCGAGATCGGGGACAGGCTTTACGGCGTGCCGTCTTCTGACGACGTTCTCTATGAGCGCAAGGTCTACAAGGCCAGCGGGCTCCGTCTTGCGACCGTGCTGGAGCGTGGCATTCGGGAATTCCTCTATGTTTATGACTTCGGCGACAACTGGCGGCATCGGATCACCGTCCTTGATGTCTGCCAAGGGGATGCCGATGTCGAATATCCACGTTTCATTGCCGGTGCGCGCCGCGCACCGCCCGAGGATGTCGGCAGCATCAGCGGGTTTGAGGAGTTCCTCGAAGCGATGGCCGATCCGGAGCACGAGCAGCACGAGCGGATGTTGGAATGGTACGACGGGCCATTCGATCCCGATGATATTGATGAGCGGCGCCTGCACATGATCATCAACGATTTCGCAGCGCGGCGACGTGGACCCTTGATGAGCCATCGCGGCACGGGTCGCAAAAAGCCGTCGTGACCGGGTTCGTCTATATCCTCGGCAGCCGGACCTCCTGTGGCTATCGCACCTATGTCGGATGGACGCTCGATCTTGAGCGCCGCCTCGCCGAGCATAATTCAGGCACCGGCGCGAAATCGACACGCGGCAACGCGTGGTGCCTGATCTATGCCGAACGCCTGCCAAACCGCATCGAGGCCATGCGCCGCGAATGGCATCTCAAACGGGATCGCCGCCTGCGCCGCCAGCTGGCAGTATCGGCGCAGGGCTTTGATCACCCCATGTAGCTCGAGCGCACCGTTCTTCGCCGTGCCGAGGGGCGTGGGGGCGTTGCGTTTGTTGCCTCCTGGGCGGCAGCACGCGTTTCCACGGCCAGTTGTCGTTCCAATTCCTGCCATCGCGCCTCCGACCAGCGATCTGCCCCGGCAATCCACGCGGCAGCCCTCGCATAGACCCGGCAATCCAGCGCCTCGTTGCGCTCGCGCAGTTTTTGCCATTCGAGCTTGGTGAAGCCGCGCTTGCTTTTGACCGTGATCAGCTGTTCGGCGGTCAGCTGCTTGAGCCATTCGCCATCGGCCCATGACGGCAGATGGACCGTTCCGGCCGGGAACGATGCCCCCGCCGAGATTTCCTCGGGCGTCGGCCGATCCTGCCGCAGGAAGCGGTAGGCCTCGGCCTTGAAGGTCGATGTGGCCACTGACCAAAGCCGCGCACCGCGCCGCAGCCGCTTGCCGCCGATGGTGGCATCGACATAGGTCGGGCCCGTCACCGGACTGGAGCGGTTGAACCCTTCCAGACCTTTCACGGGTGCGACCTGCGCGAACCCCACCTGCCGCGACCAGGCATAGACCGCGCTGGTCTCATAGCCGGTGTCGATCGCCAGCTTTGCGATGGTCAGGTGCTGGCCGCTTTCGTGCGTCCACACCCGGCCCAGCAGATCGGTCAACGTCTGCCAGCAATCCGGATCGCCCGGACCGCCCTCGATCACAACGTGATCGACGAGCCAGGACTCCAAGCCACGGCCCCAAGCCCAGACGTCGACCTCGATCCGGTCCTTCTGCACGTCCGCTCCGGCCGTCAGGAACAGACCGCGCTCGGGCACCGTGCCGGGCGCCCATGCCTCGCGCCGGTCCGCCAGCCGCTGCCAGTCGGGCGCCTCGCCGGTCTCCATCCACGTCTCGCCGAGGATGGTGTTCCGGAACGCCCGCATTGCCTCGTCGCTGCCCCGTGCCGCCTCATGCGCCCGCGCGATCCGCTGCCAGCTGAGCCAGCCCACCGGCGAGTAGAGCGCCGACAGGTGGTAGCCGACCGTGGTCGGATCGGTGGCGGTGGCGGTCGCGCGCCACTCGCCGCGCTCGAGCATCCTCGTCTTGTGGTGCTCCGCGATGGGCCGCTCGCAGCCCTCACAGAAATACTCGGCCGTCTCCGGCCGCCCCTTCTCCCAGCGCAGGCGCTCGAACTTCAGCCACTGCATCGCGTCGCAATGCGGGCACGGCACGAAGTACCGTCGCTGATCGGAGGCTTCGAACTCCCGCTCGATCCGGCTCAGCCCTCGGACCGTCGGCGTCGAGACCAGCAGCACCTTGCGGCGGTGGGCGAAGGTCAGCGACCGGGCCTCGGCCAGCGTGACCGGATCGCCTTCCTCGTCCGCCGAGGCCGGATAGGCGTCGACTTCGTCCAGAAAGATGTACCGCGCCGGGGTGGACCGGAGCCCGACCGCCGAGTTCGCACCCGTCATGATCAGGATGCCGCCCGCGAACTCCTTCGACAGCATCGTGTTGCCCGCGTCGCGCGAGCGCGCGGGCTTGACCCGCTCCCGCAATTCGGGGCTCTCGTCGATCAGCGGGTCGATCCGCTGCCGCGAGTTCCGCTTGGCCAGTTCCACCGTCGGCTGGACCGCAAGCATCGGGCCCGGCGCCTGGTGGATGGCGAAGCCGATCCAGTTGTTGCCCGCCTCGGTGTTGTGCGTCGGGATCCAGCCCCTGCCGCACAGGAACAGGTGGCTTGGCGAGTCGACCTCGATGCAGCGCACCGGCACGCTCGGCACGGGCCGGATCGCGACGATCCGGCGACGTCGGCTCTTCCATGGCCGACCGTTCTCGACCGAGCGCATCCGTGCGCGCTTGCGCGAGAGCCGGAACATCGGCTCCTCGGCATATGCCGTCCAGGACACGCGCCAGTACTCCGCCGAGGCCGCCGCGCGACTGTCACGACCGAAGAGCTTGCGTCGCGCGCGTCCGTGATAGACCGCAGGCTTGTAGCCGAGCCCGCGGAGCAGTTCGACCATCGCGTCGATCAGCCCGCGATCGGCATTCGAGAACTCGCAGCGCTTCCCGTCCGGCGTGATCGTGCCGTCCGAGTCCATCAGCCCGCGGACAAGTTCCAGCCGCTGCCTCCGGCTCGCCCGCATGTAAGGGAGCGGCACGTGCTTGTTGTCGAGCACGTCGAGCTGCCGCAGCCGCATCACGAAGCGCGACCGGAAGCAATGCGAGAGCGAAGCGCCATCCTCGCGGCGCATCCGGAAGGTCGGGTCGATCACCACATTGGCGAGCCTGCCCTTGCGCCAGTGCGGCAGCCGGAACTCGGCCTCGACGCCGCAGGTGCGCAGGTGCTCGACGACCTCGGCATCCTCCTCATGGACCGAGATGTGGTTCATGATCGACGAGCCGTCGCCGAGCCAGAGCCCCAGCACGTAAGGGTGCAGGATCAGATCCTGGTCCGGCATGTCGACCGGATCGCAGCAGTCGATGGCATAGCGCCGTCGCTTGGCCCGGGCACCGATGACCGCCCTCCCGGCCATCTCCGCCGTGGTGAGCGTCCGCGCGACGGGTCGGTCGTTCGTGAAGTCCCACACCGGCCAGCGGTGCTCCCCGTCCGCAACGATCCTCTCGCCGTCGTCGAAAGAGACCTCGTAGCAGGGCCGGTCTTCAAGCACCGGCGACAGACCGGTCACCCGGCAGATGCGGCCCCGTTCGTCGTAGAGCAGATCGCCGAGGGCGATCTCGCCCATGGTCGTCCAGCCGAAGGGCGTGGGCACCGCGGTATCGAGGGCGAGCGGCGCGCCGACCTGCGCGGCCTTCATGAACACGATCCGCTGCGTGGGATCGCCGGGCGACAGCCGGTCCATGATCTCGCGCATGTAGGGCGTGCGCGCGGTCCGGTACTGCCCGGGTTCGGCGGAAGCCCGCGAGGCCAGCTTGCGATGACGGTCCGCCCACTGCGAGACCGTCAGGTCCGGATCGGGACGTATGCCGCTGCGCCATGCCCGAAGAAGTCCCTCCGCTCCGTCGAAGTCGACCGCACTCTCATCCGAGCCTCGGCCGGATATCGGCAAGGCTGTCGAGCTGGGCGCGGACATGGGTTTCGAGCAGTCTCTGCATCAGCGCGGCGGTCACCGCAGGTTGCGAAGGGTCGCTGGTCTCGCTCTGACCATCCCCGAGTGCCGCGGTCAGCTCCGCCGCCATCAGCGCGGCAACCCGCGCCGGCCAGGTCACCCACACGTCGCGCTCGTCCCGCGCGAGGCGGAACATCAGCGTCTCTGCCCGCGCACGGTCGACCAGTTCCCCCTTCAGCTTCTGGAGCCGGATACGCCGCTCCTGCGCCTTCAGCACCTCGTTCGCGGTCTTGGCCTGCAGGAAGGTCGTACCGCCGCCGACGGCGGGCGCGGAAAGTCCCTGTTCGCGGAGCGTGTCGCCGACGGCGGTGACGGCGGCCTCGGGCACGGGTTTCAGCTTCGGTGCGGGCGGCTTGCGGGTCTTCGACGGGTCCGTCGTTTCGGCCCGCCGCTTGTCGGAGGCTGCAGCGTCGATACTGCCGTCCTCGTGCAGGACGAGCCGGCCGGCGGCCTTCGCCTTCTGGATCGCGCCACGCGAGAGGCCGACCCGGGCAGCGTACTGGCGCTCGCTCAGACCCTCCATGCCGCGCTCCGATTATCGTTCGAAATCATGGCCTTATTGAGTTGATAAGCCTCCCCGCCAGAGCGAACGTGGATCCACAAGGACGATGCAACTCGACCCAAGGAGCCACCACGATGACCCGCCGCGCACCGGACAACACGAAAGCCCTCGATGCCTTCATCGCCGCCAAGTCCGAGATCGACGCGATGCTGGAGCGGCTCGCCGCCCTGAGCGCCGACCATTTCGAGACCAGCCCCGACGAGATCAACTGGGGCCACGTCGGCACCCTGAACCACTACCGCGCCAAACTGCGCGAGATCACCGACATGGCCTTCAGGGAAGGCGAACACGCCGAGTGAGACAGCCCGCTCCCGGTCCCGCCCGCCAACTGGCGGGCTCGACCTCGTAGAAGGGCCCGCGTCCCGCGCGCCCCGATACGGGAGACGACGATGACCCAGCTTTCCGACACCCAAGCCCTGATCCTGAGCGCCGCCGCCCAGCGGCCCGAGCGCATCGCCCTGCCGCTGCCCGAGAGCCTGCGCGGCGGCGCTGCCGCCAAGGTGGTCGGCGCGATGCTCGCGAAGGGCTTCCTCGAAGAGGTCGACGCCGACATCCGCAAGGGCGAGCCCGTCTGGCGCGAGACCGGCGACGGCCACGGCGTCACGCTGGTCGCCACCGACGCGGGCCTCGCCGCCATCGGCGTCGAGCCGGAAGGCGGCGACACCGCGCCCAAGGGCGCCGACGAGGTGCCGAGTGCGGAGGCCTCGCAGGGCACCCCTACCGAGCCCGCAGCCGCGCCCAAGGCGCGCACGCCGCGCGAGGGCACCAAGCAGGCCACCTTGATCGCCATGCTGCGCGCGCCGGACGGCGCGACCATCGAGGAGATCATGGCCGCGACGGGCTGGCAGTCGCACACGGTGCGCGGCGCGATGGCCGGGGCGCTGAAGAAGAAGCTCGGGCTCGAAGTGACCTCGGAGAAGGTCGAGGATCGGGGGCGCGTGTACAGACTTCCTGCCGCCTGACGCGCCGGACCCCGAAAAGCTGATGGCCGCCGTCCCGCCGGGGCGGCGGTCGATCATTTGGCGCTCCGCATCCGGATCGCCTCGAACACCCGCCGCAGGGCGAAGGAACGCGCTATCGACACGATAGTGAAGATGGCGCCCATCTTCAGGTTCTGCGCCAGCGTCGTGTGCAGCCCGAAGATCGGGAAGATCAGGATCTGCGTGACGACCGCGACGCCGTAGCCGACGATCACGTTGGCGACGGACTCGACCAGCGACATGAGGCGGGACTGCTTCATGCCGCTGCCTCATCCATCG